CCGTGTTCTCCTGCCAGTACGGGATCGCGTGCGCCCGGAACACGATCGTGTACTCGCTCAGCCGCTTCCAGATGTCGCCCTCTCCGGGCGTCACAACCTCGTCCACATACAGCCGCCGGTCCGGTTTATAGTTGATCTTCAGGTATGCCGGGATCGCCGCCGCCCAGGCGTTGATCGCCTCCAGCACTTCCTCCCGCTCCTCCAGGCTGTCCCGCCGGATGTTCATGGAAAACTTCACCTGGATCTCCATGCTCTCCCGGCGCCGCCCGGTGATCCGCGTGCCGTCCCCGGCTCCCGTGGCCACCGCGGTCACCGTGTCCTTGCCGGCGCCGCCCTCGATGCCCTTGATAATGATCCGCTCGTCCAGGCTGTCCAGCTGCACCCCGCCCAGGCTTACTCTGTGCGCCAGCTGCATCTTCTCACCCTTTCCTTACATAATGCTTCTCGCGATAATGGTGCTCACATACGGCGCCACCAGCTCGCCCACGGCCCGGCCGTCCATCCTCACCTGGATCCCGCTCACGCCGGCCGCCGCGCCGGCCTGCACGGCCTTCTGCATCGCCGCCGGCACCTCCCGGAAGCCCTGCAGGTCCGTGGCCGTCACGCCGTTGTTGTCCGCGCCGCCCGCCGCCGGGTTCAGCCACCAGGTCGCCGGGATGTCCTTCCACTGGTCCGGGTTGAATCCGTTCTCCGTCTGCGCCTGGTTGTACTGCTCCATCATCTTGTCCAGCCACGTATCCACCCGCTCAAAGGTCTTCTCGTTTCCCTCGAAGGCCTTCTCCATCGCGTCCCACGCGCTGTCATACTTCTCGTCGTTTTCACCCCAGTCGCCGCTGCGCCAGATGTCCCAGAAGGCTTCCACCGCCTGCTGCTGTTCCGGCGTCGCGTCAAACCGCGCCCTCCGCACGGGGCTTACGGGTCCGCTGGTCTCGATATAGGCCCGCGGCTCCGCCGCCTCCCGGGCGGCCTCTTCCGCGGCCTTCTCAGCCTCCTTCTCCGCCTTCCAGGCGTCCATCCTGTCCTGGTAGCTCTGCGGCGTCTTCCCGCCGCTCAGCAGGTACTGCAGGCTCTCCTTCCCGGTCGGCTTGGGCATGTCCGGATTCGCGTCGACGATCTGCTGGCCGATCTCGTTGATCTTCTTCATGTCCTCCTCGGCCTTCTGCTCCTCCGGCGTCTTCCCGCGGATCAGCTTCTCCAGTACCGGGTAGCACAGGATCGCCGCCAGGCTCACCGGCAGCACCACCTTCGTCAGCGCCGCGGCGATGGTGCTGCCCAGGCTTCCGGCCACCGCGCCGGCGCCTTCCGCCGCGCCCGTGGCCGCGCTCAGCGCGTTGAACCCCTGCATCACCTTCAGGTTTGCCGCGAACTCCGCGATGCTGGCGATCAGCTTCACGCCCTTGCCCACCAGCCAGAACGCCGCCAGCGTCTCAAACCCGGCGATCACCTTGTCGATGTTCTCGTCCTTGCTCAGCCACTCCAGCGCCGCCGCCAGGTCGCTCATCGCCTTGCCGATCAGCTTCACGATCCCGTTGTCGCTCTCCTGCAGCTTCTTCCCGGCCTCGTCCAGCTTCCCGGCCGCGTTCTCCAGCGCCTGTTTGATCCGGTCGAAAAACTCCTCGATGTCCTTCTCCAGCTGCGCCAGGTCCTCGTCGCTCCCCGTGTCCAGGAACTTGATCAGGTCCTCCAGGATCCGCTGCGCGTTCCCCGTCAGGTCCAGCGCCAGCTTTCCGAAGTGCTCCGCCTCAAAGCTGTCCAGGAACGCCCGCCACGTGGTCTTGATCAGGTCCACCTGCTCCGCCAGCGTGCTCATGTCCTGGATCTGCTCGTTCGTCATGCCGATCCCGCCGTTTTCCGCGTCGAACTTCTGCAGGTTCGCCTGGATCGTCTGCCAGTCGTTCAGCAGGTCCAGGATCTTCGTGGCCCGCTTTTCGCCGAACACCTCGCCCGCGGCGGCCAGCTTCTCCTCGTAGTTCATCCCGGCCATCTTGTCCATCACGGCCATGGCGTACTGCCACTTGTCCGTGTAGTTTTCGCCGCTCACGCCCGTGGCTTCCGCGATCTTCTTCTGGTCTCCCATGTTGATCCGGGTCACCGCGTTGTTCAGGTCCTCAAAGCTGTTGTGGGCGCCCTCCACCGCGTGGGTCCATTTCTGGATGGTAGCCGCGTCCGTGTTCCAGAAGCCCGCCAGGTCCGCCCAGGCGTTCGCCCGCCCGGCCAGGTCCACCATGTCGGCCCACACTTCGCTGATGGCGGTCCGCACCGTGTCCACCATGCCCCGGAAGATGCTCTCGATCCCGTCGCTCACGCTCTGCCCGGCGTCCGCGATCTTCCCGATTGAATCCGCGAAGCTCTTCGCTGCCACCGTGCCCATCTGGGCGTCCTGCTGCACCCCGCGCATCCCGGTGCCCACGCCGTCCAGGTCGTTCTTCATGTTCGCCAGCGTGGTCCGCGCGTTGTTCAGCTTCTGCTCCCAGGTCTGCACCACGTCGGCGTTCTCGCCGTACTGTTCCTTCGCCTGGGCCAGCGCCTCCCGCAGGGTCTTCACGATCTTCTCCTGCTCGGCAATCTGCTGCTTCAGGCTCTTCGCCTTCGCCTCGGCCTTCTGCTGCTCCGTGGCGTTCTTCCCCAGCTCCGCGGTCTCCGCCTTCAGCTCGCTCTTCAGCGTCCGCAGGTTCCGCTGCGCCTCTCTGATCGCCTGGTTGTACTGTTTCTCGCCCTCCAGTACGATCTTCTGCTTGATCTCCTTCGCCACGCTCTCACGCTCCCCGTTTTGTCAGTTTCCGGATGCCTGCACCACCATGTTTCCGAAGGTGGTCCGGAGGGCGATCGGAAAGCCCTCCGGGTCTCAGATCATCTTCCGGATGCCCTTGCCCCAGTTGATCCGCATGTCGTAGTCCATCCGGATCTTGTACATGTCCATGATCCAGCCCGGCGTCATCTGCCGGGCATCCTTCACCGGTATCCCGGCGATCAGCGCGTACCCGTAGTATTCCCGGGCCCGCGTGGATCGCCGGTCTATGCGTTTTTTGCGTCATATTCCTCGGCCAGGGCGTCCTGCGGCTCGTCGTCCGCCTCCCCGCCGTTCGTCTCGCTTTCCATGCCCTTCTCCACCGCTGCCTGGATCGCCGCGCTGATCTCCGCGATCTTCCCCAGGCTCGTGTGCTTCCCGATCGTGTCCTCCGTCACGTCCGTGGGCATCCCGTCATAGTCCCGCTGGCAGTTCGCACAGATCCGGAACAGCTTCCGCACCGCCGCGGTCATCCCGGCGCCCTGCAGCGCCCGGAACGCCTCCCGGATCCCGCCGTATTCCTGCTCGATCTCCTCCAGCGCGCCCAGGTCGAACCGCAGCCGGTACAGCTGCCCGTTGATCCGCACCTCCGGCTTTGCCGCCGGCGCCTTTTTCTCTTCGGTTTTCACGATGTTCTCGCTCATTTTCCTGTCCTCTCTTTCTTTTGTTCAAATACGAAAAAAGAGCCGGAAGGCCGAAGGCCCTCCGGCTTTTCTCTCCCTTAGCCGCTGATGCCGGCATGGCCCTTCAGCCACGCCACCGCCGCGCTCTCGGTCATGCCGCTCTTGTGCGCCAGGAAGCAAACGTCCCCGTCGCTCGCCAGCTTCACGGCCACGCCGTCGCCGTTGATGGTGTCGTGCTGCCAGGTCGTCCGGTCCCTGCGGGTCTCCCCGCTCACGCCCTGGTGCGCAAACTGGATCTTGTAGATCCAGTACCCTTCCCAGGTCACCGTGCCCTTGTACCGGTTGGCGAACAGGCACCCGGCGCCCACGAAGGGCGGATCGTCCTCCGTCAGCAGCAGCTCGCTGCTGACCTCCTTCATGCCCAGCACGTCCTTCTTGATGTTTTCGTTGTTGTTCACCAGCTCCATCACCATGTGGGCCGCGGTCGGGATCTTTTCGCTGTCGATCAGGTGACCGTCCGCGTATTCCTTCTCGTCCGTGCGGTCCACGTTGATCTCCGCCTTCGCCAGGTAGTCGTCCAGCATGGTGCCGCCGGTGTACGAGATCGCGCCGCCGTCGCCGCCGCTGGCATACTTGGCATAGGTAAACGCCTTACAGGTTACAATCGCCATTTTTGCCTTTCCTCCTTATTCGTTGTTGATCTCGGCGATCAGCCGGTCGCTCTCGGCCTTCATGGCCTCGTATACGACCGCCTCCGCTTTGCTCTCGTCACCGGTGATAAACTTGTCCCCGGTTTTGTTGGGTTTCTTCCGTTTGGTGGTGGGCCGCTGCCCCTTGCCGTAGTTGATCACGTAGGCCTTGGTCGCGTTCCGCACGCCCTTCCGGTCGTCCCCCTGGGGATACACCTCCACGCTGCCGCCGCCCAGGAACTCCCGGTACTCGTTCTCGCCGATGCTCTCCAGCATGTCCCGGTTCCGGGTGTGCTTCCGCGCTTCCGTATTCTCGGCCATCCGTTTCTCGGCGGCCTTCGCCCCGGCTTCCACAATCTGCCGGATCATCGGCCGCCCCATCCGGTTCAGCTGCCGCTCCAGCAGCTCGACCCCGTTCACCTTCACCGTGGCCATCAGTCGTCCTCCTCTGTGCCTCACCGGCATATAGTGAGGTGTCTCCGTCAGCTTCGTTCCGGAGCTGTCAGCCGATACTATCGGCTTCGGGCCAGGTGTCTTCGTCCTCCGGATCCTCCTCCGGATCGGTGAACGGCAGCTCGTCCAGGTCTTCCTCCTGCTGCACCGGCGCTGCCTCTGTCGGATCCTCTTCGTCGGATCCGGAGCTGTCAGCCGGCACTGCCGGCTCCGTCGCAAGCGGTCCGTCAATGGAGACGGTCCACCGCCACATCACCTTGTCCAGGTCGTACAGGTACGCCCGGCTTACCAGCCGCCACCCGGCCAGCCGCGGCGGGCAGAAAGCCTTCAGCACCGCCTGCACCTGCCTCTTCGGCCAGCTTCCCCGGTCGCTTACGCACACCCAGATGTCCACGCTCAGCGCCTGGTCGATCAGCTGCCCGTCGGCCCATTCCGCGTCCTCCTGGCCGCTCAGTTCCACCGCGGCCCAGTCCTCGGGCCGGTTCGTGTCCAGCACGTCCCGATCGAAGGTGATCTGGTCCACGCCGTCGTTCAGCGCGTCGATCAGCTCGTCGATCAGATCCCGCTCCTCCGCTTCGGTCATGGCTTATACACCCCCGCCCTTCACGCTCCTGCACTTCAGCCGCAGGTAGTCCCGCATGTAGCCCAGGTGGTTCACTTCCAGGATCCCGTAGGTCTCCTCCCCGTGCTTCACGCGCCAGGTCGTGTCGATGTCGTCCCGCCAGCGGATCGTGAAGGTCACGATGTCCTCGGCGTTTACCGCGTGGGCCTGGAAAAACTCCCTTCCGCTCACGTCGCTCTTCGCGGCGTACACCGTCGCCTGCTTCACGAAGCTCGTGCTGCGCCGGTTGTGTTCCCCGGTCGTCGTCACCGGCTTCATCAGGTCCACCGGGTGCCGCAGGTCTCCGGCTTTGATTGCCATATCCCTGCCCCCTTACTCGTCCGCCGGCTTCCGCAGCTGGTGCACGCTGGTCACGATGTAGATCGGCACCGCCGTGTTCGCGTCCGCGTTGCCGCGATTGTCATACATCCAGGCCGCCAGGTTGCACACCCAGAACAGCCACAGCTCATCCTGGGGGTTTTCCGCCACCCCGGCTGCCTTGTACCACTCCACGGCCGCGCGGTAGCACATCTCCAGCACGGTGTCCTCCGCTGCCGGATCCGCTCCGGCAAACCGGCGCACCATGTCCATGATGCGATTATTTCCGGCCATGGTCTCACTCCTTGTCTTGTTTCACTCTCCCGGTTCCGTTTCTTCGGTGGAGCCACAGAACCTCCTCAGCGTGCAGCCGTTCAGCTCCCGCCGGCACTGTTCGCACGCCCAGCCGATGAAGTCGGGCAGGGCCAGGATCCTCAGCTCCCGGCCGTGCCCGCCGCACAGCTCACACGTGCCCGTCCTGCGCGCCTCCGCTGCGTTCACCGGTCTCAGGTATCGCCGCTCGGCAGCGCAGCCGCGGCCCATTCGCCGTCCACCACGGTCAGAACCTGGCCGTTATTGCTGGCCGTCACTTCCGGCAGCTCCAGGGCGATCTCGCCCTTGTCCCATTTGCCCTGGGCGTTTACCTTCAGCACGTCGCCTTCATCGGCGGCGGTAACGTCCGGCAGCTCTTTCACGCTGGGGGTCGCGCCGATCTCAGCCGCCAGCGCGGTCAGCGCCGCGGCCCTGCTCTTGTAACCCATGCTTTTCCCTCCTGTTTTTGTTGGTCAGGATCCCCGCTGCGCCCGGGTGTCATCCTGAGCGCAGCGAAGGATCTCCTGTTATGCCCTTCGATTAAGTCAGGGCGAGCTTCCGGGCCGCCACGGCCGCGGTGTCGAACTTGCTCACGCACAGGCGGGCGATGCCGCGCACTTCCGTGCTGTCCTTCGCCCAGGCGTCGCCGCCCACGTCGGTGCTGGCGACCTCGAAGCCGTCCTTGCTGAACAGGGTGGCAAATTCGCGCATGTCGCCGATGTAGAACGGCGCATAGGTGTTCGTGCTCAGGTTGGGCAGCTGCGCGTCGCTCACGGCCACGACCCTGCGGCCGAACATCTTCATCATGGTCGCGTTGGTGGGATCAGGCTGCAGCAGGCCGCGGCCGTTCAGGTCCACCA